TGCCAGTTTCTCAATCTTGGTCTTGAACCGCCCTGCTGGGAATGTTACTGTTGCCATTGCATCCCTGCCGTTCCTCGTCCACTCGATAGCGTGATCCATCGTGTTCGCAAATGACAGATCGCCATTCACCTCGTCTGATACTCGCTCAAATTCATTCATCCCTTATCCTCCTTCAATACGCTCTTATCCTGTTCCCACGCTTCGCAGCTGTCCCATTCATGCTGCCTGTCCCACTTGCATGCCCCGAAGCTCTTGGATGCGAACCTCTCAAACGGTGCCGACCGGTTCACGCTGCCATCATCCCGTGTGCAGTAGATGTTCGGCTCTTCCACAGGATCACTGAACGCCTTCGCGCTGTTCTCCTTGTACTCCGGCTTGCTCTGGTAGTGAAAACAGTTCGAATGCCTGCAGTTTCCGCACAGCTTCGGTATGGTGTAGATGCTCGGCTTCCAGAAGCTCTTATCAACGCACTGTGTGATCCCGTGCCGTGTCTGCTCCCACTGGCAGTTATAGCTCCCTGCATCCTTCTTCCGCTTGCTATACTGGTCATACAGCCCGTAGCCATTCCACATACAGAACCGACACTTGCCGATATAGTCCTCGAAGCTCTGCGGTTCTTCATCGATCAGATCCAGGATGCTCATCTGTCCCGGTATGGTTTTATCCTTCTTCTCCATCCTGCACCACCTCCAATTTGTTGATCCGTCCATCCTGCACCACCTCCAATTTGTTGATCCGTCCATCCTGCACCACCTCCAATTTGTTGATCCGTCCGCTGTCCCTGAAGTGTGTCACATCGATCCCGGTGCACTCCGCACAGTTTGCCTTGATGTCCCAGCCTTCACGCGCCGCCCTGTCCCAGAGTTCATCCGCTGCAGCTACGCAATCGGCGATTTCATCCGGCTCCCATTTGTACTTGTCGTAAAGCACAAGGCAGAAAGCGGAATACAAGTGCGGAGCGACATAATTGATATATTCCTTCGCCATCAGTCCCTCGTGTGTACGCTGATACGCCCTATAGTTGTTATAGTGTCCTGATCTTCCCTTGCCTTTTCCCATCATTTCCTCCTCTGTGTTGTGATGACTGTGTCATCCGTCCCGCGACTGATCCAGAACAGCATCCCGCATCTTCTGCAGGACACCATCACGGAGCCATCGTGTTCATACGTCTTCTTGAGTGCCCGTGTCCAGTAGTACGGATTGCCGCATTCCGGACATCGCACATCATAGTCTCTGTTGCCGTATGGCACCGGCTGATGCCATTTCAGCCGTGACCATCTGCGTGCTTGTGCATCAGTTATCATTCTTCCCCTCCTTAAATGGGTTATCATCATCGATAAATCTAGCGTGCGCCCCATCAAATGTCATCGAGCACTTTCCCGGAACGCCCTGCCGACATTTAGCAACATTAAATTGTCGCTCATCGCTGTCGCCTTCTTTCCACATCAGGATCACGATGCTCGCATCCTGTTCAATGGCTCCGCTCTCCCGGAGTTCTGCCATTGTCGGCTCCTTTGACTTCTTCAGCTCCGATGCCCTGTTGAGCTGTGAGAGTGCGATCACCGGGATCTTGTTCTCCATCGCGATGGCTTTGATCCCTCTGGAGATGTCCGCGACCTCTGCAGCGCGGTTTCCCTGATATGTTCCTTCCGGCTCCAGTAGCTGCATATAGTCGATCACAAGCACATCATAGTTCATATGCCGGATCTCCCTGCGGATCTCGCTGACCGTTTTCATTCCGCTGGTAACTACCAGATTCACCCCGACTTGTGCGAACACCTCATTCGCTACGTTGAACCGTCTCCATACATCCTCTGTGGCGGATGTCGCTTTCCGGATTGTTCCCATCTTGATCCCGGACTCCGAAGCCAGCCATCTCTCGTATAGCTGTTCCGGTTGCATCTCGAGATTGTAATATCCTACCCGCAGGCCTTGCTTTGCCCAGTTTAGAGCCATCTGACCTGCAAAAACCGATTTACCAACCGCAGGCCGCGCCGCCAGGATGATCACATCCCCGCCCTCCATTCCGCCGGTCTGATTGTCGATCTGTGTCCCGGTGAATATCTTCCGCTTCTTGTCCTTCGTGAAATATTGCCCCTTGTTTGCCTCTGCGATCTCCGCAAGTGTGAATGTGTCGATCTTCTTCCGTTCCACGATGCGCTCAAGCTGTCCGATCAGATCCGCAAGCTGGTCATCAATCTGACTGCCTTCCAGAGCCATGTTCCTGATCGTTATCTCCGCCTGTCTCAATCTGTACTCTTTGGCGAGCACTTCCGCGCTCCCGTTGATCTCCGTACTAATGACCGTGTTTGTTGCCGCTCGCATCAGAGCATCGCTCACCTCTAACTCGCTGTAGTTGTCCCCGATGCAGTTCTGCTGGATCTCCGCGAAGGTTGGCCGCTTGCCGATGTCATACGCTCGCAGGTACTCGAGATATATCCGGCCAAGTACGGATGACGTGAACATTTCCGGCTGCAGAGTGTCGCATACTTTCCCGACAAGGGAACTGTCAATCAGTAAAGCACCGATGATACTCTCTTCAACCTCGTATGTGTTCATATGCCACCTCGATATCTTTATCCAGTCCGTTCAGCCCTACATCTCCGGAATAATACTGCTCGGCCATCTCTCCGATGCAGTTCGCGATCCGTCTTGCGATCTTCGGATCACCTTTTGACTTCTTCCGGAACGTCTCCCACCCTTCATCCTTTCCGGTGTCTGTCGGGTAGAGCTGTTTTGCCTGCTGATAATACTGCCGGATCTCCGTCTCATTGTCCGCCTTCTTCGGTGCCGCATCTCTTGACTCCCAATTTCTGACTGCTGCCTTCCAGTCCTTCATCGGAGCACTGCCGACCTTCCACCCTTTGGACTGGTAAAAGTCGATAAATCTCTGCGGATCGATGCTGTTGCCTCTTTCAGCACAATAAGCAGCCACATCATCGAGGGATGGCGGCGTGAAACGCCCTTTCTCTTTCTTCTCTTCTTTTCTTTTCTTTTCCTCTTCTATTCCTCTTCTATTCTCTTCTATTCTTTTCTCTTCGTATTTAGCACTTTTGTTTTTGCTATTTAGCACTTCTGTTTTTGCTATATAGCAACTTTTTTTCTCTTTATAGTTTTCACCCTTTGCGATGCCGCCCTTCCTGCCACGTTCCCTGATGTCGATGCTCTTATCAATGCAGGTTCTGGCCAGTTCAAACGCTGACAGCATCAATCCGTCCAGCTCTGGTTCTTTATTCAAAATCCCGTATTCAATGATCGCATCGTAGAACTGTAAACGCTGCTCATCCGTCATATTGTTTGTTGCCGTATAGTAATTCTTGAAAAATGTAAAACCGTTATTCCCGCTTTCCATCGTTCTCACCTCTTTCACTGAATGGTATGTTTCCGGCATCCCATTCGGAGTATATTTTCATCCAGTCTTCCAGTCTCATAGTCACCAACCACTCGCAGTGGTTTTTCCGGTGCATCACTGTCGGCATCTCGCCATCTCTGGCATCGCGTTTGCTCTGGTCCATTGCTGCAATCAGATCCAACCGCTCAACTCTCTTGCATTCTATGTGGATGCCCGGAAGACCTACCACATCCGCATCTCCGTTCTTTCCGCAGAATTGCTGACCTCTGCGGCAGTCGTATCCGTATTCCTTCAGATATCCGGCAAGTTCTCTCTCTCCGATCTTGCCCTTGTTTCTGCTCATCTTTCCCATGTTCTTCTCCTTAAATACACGACCGCCTCATGGCGAACGGTCGTGCATCCCGTGAATATCGCATTCGGTAGCCAGAATACCGTGGGAGGTGGTCTCCCGTTTCTCACAGCATCACCCCCATTTCTTATATATGCAGTTCTCTTCCTTCCATCCTTTGTATTTTGCCCGTAGATAGCGTTTTGCTGTCTCAAGCATAATTTGTCTGTCTGTCGAATTATCGAGCCGTGTGTGGCACGCTAGGCACGCTGTGACGATGTTCTGCTCTATTCCAAGACCGCCGTGCGACCTTGCAACAACATGCGCCACCGGATCACCCGGACGATGGCAGAAGATACACAGGCCGCCATCACGCTCATAAACGATCTTCTTCGTTTTGGCACTTATTTGGAGTGCCTTTGTTCTTCGATGCATCGCATTCTCTCCAGTTCATCCGGTGTCAATGTTTCGATCCCGACCTGCTTCGCCTCTTCGATCAGTCCATCCACAAGCCTAGACATCTCTGCTGTGTCGTACTCGCTGGAGCCGCGCATCAGCACCCACACCCGACACCGCTCGCCGTTGTTGTTTGTCGTGATCTTCGATGTCTGCCGCAGGTGGTATGTGCTTGCTTCCATCGCGATCTGCTCCGCCTCGTCCGTGTCCGGGAGCATCGTGCAGACCAGTTGACCATCAATTATTTGGTCGAATCCGTAGGATGCCAACAGTTCATTGTGCATTCTGTTGCGGCTGATGTAGGCTTTAGCAGCCACTTGCGCCAATAATTGCCAATAATATGCATTTTGATTGAGTGACCGCTTACCCTTATGCTCCTTCAGTTCGTACTGTTTCCCGTCCGGAGCGTTGGCCAGTGCCTGGATGATCTCGTGTTTGTTCCCGATCATTTCTTTTCAAGCCAGTTCACGGCCTGCACCCATTCAGCGTTTGTCAGTTCTGACAGCTCTTTGCCTTTCCACTTCTGATTCGGATCGATGCCCTTCTTCTGCATCATCTCTTTGAGCACAAGTACATCTTTTTCGCTGATGATCTGATTAGCACTCTCCATAGCATTCTGCTCTTTGGTTGCCATTCCATTCTTGGCTGCTTCGGATCTCGCCCGTCCTGTGGTTTCGTTCCGGTTCTCGTCCGTGTCTGCGTCCTTCGTGTCATCGATCAGCAGCAGCCCATTCAGAGCGTACTTTCGAGCATAGGATGATGCTGTGCCGGTGATCTGACTGGCATCCATCCCCTTCTTGTCATCGCTCTCTCTTGCGTATGCGGTGTTGCTTACGCTCTCACCGGTTTCACAGTCGTAGAAGGTCGCCGTAGCTTTCACATAGAATCGATCCCCGATCTGTTCGATTGTGTCCGACAGTACGATGGCACATCCGTATTCCTGCAGGATCGGCTTGACTCCCTCCAGGATGTCCTCGCACGATCTGTAGCGATATTTGCCGAATGAGTTGTACTGATTCTTCGGAGCTTTCAGGTCTCGCTGTACACACCGGAGCCGTCCGTATAACATATATGTGTCGGTGTCATTCTGTTCTTCCGGTGTAGGCAGAATATCCTTTATGCTCACCAGTTCCTCTTCTGTTTTCTTTGCCATTTCTTCTCTCCTTTACTTAATCTGTAAACTCTCCGTTTCCACGACTTCCGCCCAGTTCAGCTCCTCGCCCTTGTCGATGTGCTCCTTGATCGCCGTCAGGCTGATCTTGGGTGCTTGTGGTACCAGTGCCCATTCCGGTGCTTTGGTGGCATCCAGTACGACAACGTGGGACGACTTGCGGAAACCGAAGTTGAATAATGCCGTCTTGAATTTAGTTTTGCCGACAATCCGCATATAGTCGGACAGCGTGCTCTTGGCTTTTGCGACTGCGGTCTCTAATCTCTGCCGCCGGAGTTTCAGACGCGCTTCTTCTTCCTTCATCCCTTTGATGTCGTTTTCCATCCCTCTGATCCACTTCGCCCAGCCATCGCATTTGTCTTCAAATGCTCCGTCCAGTCCTTCCAGAGTGTCACGGAACACCTGGTCATCGATGTCGGCGTTCTCCTGCTCGGCCTGCAGTGTCAGCAGGTCGTTGGTTAATTCATAAAGTGTCATATTTCGCGCGTTCCTTTCTGATTTTTTTGATTGCATCCATTGCTCTTCTCCTTTCCGAACATCCCCGTTGTGACGTTCTCGATCTGGTACTCCGCATCATCCACTTCCAACTGCTGCCGTATCTGTCTCCGCAGGTCGATCAGATATGCTTTGCATTTGTTGATAAAATCACGCTCATATCCATCGAAGATGTCCTCTACATTTGTGTCACCCGACCGCCCGATGACCTGCATGGATGCCTTGCCATCTTCCAGATCTTCAACGATGCGCGTCACAAGCTCGTATGTACTGAATATTGTCATCGCTTTCACCCCCTCACGATCCAATACAGCCCCGCCGGAATAATCAGCAGTAATGTCTCACCTTCCCCCGAGATAATCCCGAGATATGTCGCCAGTGCCATACCTGCGATGATGCCGAGTTTCTTCAGGTCGATTTCGATTGCTATCTTACCGTCTCTCATTTTCTGTCGTCTCCTTTCTCCTCGTTCCACTCCTTCAGGATCTCTTCGAGCTTATCCGCCACTAGGTCATACACTGCCGCCCTTGCCTTTGATGCCGCCTCGCTCTCCCGCGCCCAGTCATCAGAGATATTGCAGTAGTTGTAATAGTCGCGTTCGTTCTGCCGTTTCAGATCCTTGTATATGTTTACTTGTAATTTTAATTTTTCCTTGACTGTCATCTCATCCCTCCGCATTCAGCCATACCACATACCCGTGGTCGCCGTTCTCTCTGATAAAGTTCCGTGCATCTTCCATCGTCTCTTGGAATATATCCACGGCTCTGCCCTGTTTCAGTAGGTGATTGCCACCAATATCATTCACTTCGTAGAAACCAACGAAACGATACTCTGCATCGAATAACATCGCAGTCTGTCCAAGGTGCTCCTTATTAACAGCACATCCGCCAACGTATGGCATTTGCCCGGAATATGTGCAGTTCCCGGTCGGCAGGTAGCACGAGATTTTGACTTCCTGCGGGTCCCAGTCAAACACCGAGAATGTGACGGACATCGCCGCGATAATACCTGCTATTACGCTATTTAACATTTGACATCACCGTGAAGGATTGCCCGAAGTGTTCACAGATCGTGACGATATCCATCAGCGTGAACTCTGCCCGGTTGTTGATCTTGGCGGAGAGTGCCTGCCGACTGGTACCAAGTACCGCCGTAAGGTCTTCCTGTCGCTCCTGACGTTCTGCCAACCTACCACGTACCCACGCAGAGAACGCTTTACATTCTTTCACACGGCTGTCTGTCCTTAATCGTGCCATCCTTGCTCCTTTCTTGATTTCTGCTATATACTGTGTTACAATAGACAAAACGGCACAAGATATGCTGTTCCATTTGCCACCTCGATGCTTGCCGGCTCCCTTGGTGGCTTTTTAATTTACGCAAATGCCTGTTGCAGTGCCTTTGCTTTTGTCTTGCAGTGCTGATAGATGTCGTGATAGTCCACATTGGCATCCAGATCGGCACCGATCAGATCCGCGATGATCTCTTCCACAGTCTGCAATCTGTTCAATGATTTTCTGTCAGCGACTACCCGATCCGTAACACCGGCGGCATCGTTGCATAGTTTTGTGATACTGTGGTAGTAGTGCTGTGCGTGTTTGCTCCCGAGTTCTTCTGCTCTCTGTTGCATCCGCTGGATCTGATCCGTGAGTGTTCTCCGTGTGGTCTTCCCTTCAATCCTTGCGGTCATCCGTTCCGGATCTCTGATGATCTCTTCCATTCGGTTGAACGCTTCGATGTACTTCAATTTCCATTCCATCGCCTTCGATCCTGTGAAACCCATCACAACGAGAGAAAAGCCGTCACGGTTCATGTAGTACATTCGATGCATCTGGCCGTCTGCCATCTTTTTCTTGCTCGGAATAAACATCAGATTTCCGTTTGAGCGTTCCCCATTTTTGGGGAGCGTTTTGATGGTGTTGTCGATTGCTCGAAGTACACGATCGTGTCTTTTTCCAAACATTCCTGCAATCTGCAAACTGTCCGCTACAGGTTCATTCCGTTTGATACAAACAAGTTCGCTCATGTTCCCTCCTTTCTGAATACAATGTCATCGATGCTTACACCGAGAATGCTGGCGATCTCTGCAGCTTTGCCGATGCTGATCTTTTCCGGAGCTTCTTCCCAGTTCTTATATGTATTGACGTGTACGCCAAGTTTACCGGCCATCTGCTCCTGCGTGATTTCTTTCGCCCTCCGCCACTGTCTGATAGTCAGTGCCATTTGAATCCCTCCTTTCCTCTTGCGTTCTACATTTTGTAGACTGATATAACAATACTCTATGTATCATAGATTGTCAACATATTTTTCTATGTTATGTAGATTTTTTTGTTTTCTGCCGATATAATAGACACCACAACAAACCAGCACGGAAGGAAGCGAAAATATGAAAATAGGCAAGAATATCAATGCAATCAGAGTATCACAGAAGATAGAACAGAAGGAACTGGCAAACAGATTGCACATTTCCAATAAGACTGTATCATCATGGGAATGTGACCGGGCAGAGCCGAACATCGGGATGTTTGAAAAGATAGCAGAAGCGCTGAATGTGACAAAAATGGAATTGTTGGAAGGAATTAAACGGTCATCAATGATCTGACACCGGACCGGAACCCGAAGACAGTCGCCAACTATGCTCATTATATCTCGGCTGTCCTTGCGGCAAATAGCATCCGTCTGCCTGCTCCCAAGCTCCCGCAGCGGATCCGCTCCGTGCAGTACATACCGACTGCTGACGACATCAAAGCAACTCTGGATGCACTCAAGGGCACGGAGCACGAGCTTGCCATCCGTCTCTGCTGTTTTGGTCTGCGCCGGTCGGAAGTCTGTGCATTGACACCGGAAGACCTAGACAACAACACATTGCACATATCCAAGGCAGTAGTTAAGGACAAAAACCGACAATATGTAGTAAAGACCACGAAGACCACAGCATCGGACCGCTATGTGGTCATCCCTTCGGATCTCGCCGTTCAGATACGGCAGCATTTGTAAAAATGGTTAGTTTTATCTATCAAAAACTTGACAGAAAAGGGGGTGACTCCGTGGTGAAAAGGGGGTGACTCCGTGGTGAAAAGGGGGTGACTCCGTGGTGAAAGGGGGGTGACTCCGTGGTGAAAGGGGGGTGACTCCGTGGTGAATGGGGGGTGACTCCGTGGTGAATGGGGGGTGACTCCGTGGTAAAAAAAAATCAAACCCAATAACCACGGGCGTTTCCGGGCACGAAAAAAGCCTAATACTACTAATACGTTTAATACGTTTAATAGCGCACGAAGCGCCTTATCCTTCGGGGCGCTTGTGCTATCATAGACCCAGACGACAATCTGTAGCCAGCGACCAGAAGACCTTCTTCTTATAGGCTGATCTGGTAGAAGGGAGACCACACAAAATGGAGTATGAAGCGGTATTTCAAGACAGCCAGACGGCGACGGCGTGGGCTGACCGTCTGGACAGGATCACGGACAGGTACGGACGGGGTACATATACAAGTATAACCCGGATAATCTATACAAGGCTCTGCAGCGGGCACAGGATCGGGCCGGTGTGCCACACTTCCGTCTGCACGCTCTCCGCCACTTCTTCGCATCTTATCTCCACGATCTCGGATACTCGGACAAGCAAGTACAAGCTCTCGGCGGATGGTCTACCGATTACGCATAAAAAAAAAGCTGTAAGCCCGAATTTATCGGATTTACAGCCTTTATTTTACTATGGGACCAACAGGGTTCGAAAATGTCTACAAAAGTCTTAAAACGCCCGTCAGTATTGCGTTTCAAAAGTCCGTGGACAATTTTATGGGCACGAAAATATATTTTTGCCCATTTAATACATACGTTTCCGCTGTCCGCTCTCGATCTCTTCCTTGCCGACCATACAATAATGCTTGTAATAAGCCTCCCAATCATCACCGAATGCCGCATTCAGGTCCGGATTTGTGTTGCGGTATGTGACCGGAGAGAAGTCTGCCGATGCCTGCCGAGCTTCCAACATCCCGAAGGTGGTGAAGTGCATCCAGAGCTGATCCGGTGATTTGAGACCAGCGGTCAGCAGATCCGGATATCGTCCGCCGTAGTATGTCGCATTGAATACCGGCGACAGATCGATGCCCTCATAAATCCGATCAGAGATGGTCTGTGGTCGGATCCGTGCATTGATCTGCGATGCGATGGATCCATTGACCAACAGATTGTGGATATACGGTCCAGGGCAGAGAGTTGCCGCGAGCATCCGATGCTCGGTCAGGACTCCCGACTTTGTCCCGGTATAGTTCGCTGCTTTGATGCCATTCCTCTGGCAGATGTCCACGCACAGATCGATGAGAGACTTATATGCTGCGTCACTGATCGGCCACTCTCCGCCTCTCTGCGAGTTGCTCACTTCGATCGTGATGGCTTGGTTGTCGTTCCAACTGCTCGATGATGTCCATGCTCTGTGGCATTCGAGTACGCTCTGTCCTATCATACCATCATTCCCGATGCAGTAGTTGGCTGATGCTTTCCGAGTTGCCGGAATAAAGCCATCTACTATGTTCTGCGCAGTACCTACACCTGCAGCGTGATGGATCGTGATCTTACTGATCGGTGCCGTCCTTCGGCTGTAGTTTTTCGTCAGATTGCGGTATTGCACAAGATTACTATCGCTCATTGTACCCTCCCTTCTTCCACTGTGCCGTGGAGATGCCAAGCAAAGCACCCAGGAATGCATCGATTGCCGTGATGGTGCCGACTACCTGCTCACCGTATGGCAAGCCCCAGATACAAGACAATGCAAAATACAGAGTGCTTAATGCAGGAAGCCAAATTTGTGCGACAATTTTTAAAAAATCATACACTTTGTTACTGAACATGAATAATCCCGTTTTCAATATTCATATACCTCCAATATGTTTTACTGATATACAAGGATTTTGGTAAAACATTAACCAGGACCGCCATTCATCCCACGGTCTAAAGACAACGTGGGTTTTCTGGCGGAATATTTATAAAATGATTTATTCGTTGGCTACTCCCCTTTCCAACGCATCTACCTTGACTTCAAGTGTTGTGATCCTGTCTGCAAAACTGTTATGTTTCCGCACCTCATCCGTCAACTGTTCCAGTTTAACATCCGTCACGGCCTGCGCGGTCTTCAACTGGTTTTCGATGTTTTTGTTGCTGCTTGCGTTAGTGATGATTACACCGATCAGCGATAAACCGCCAGCAATGATCGCAACGATGATAGATTCCATTCTCCCTCCCTCATAGCCCCGTAGTCACCCACGGGGCATCGTTCGTTAAACTGCCCTTTAATTAACTACCACAATTCGGTCGCAAGAAGATATACGATATCATCCTTCATACGGTTCGCCTGTAATGTTCTGATACTCCTCTTCGGTGATAACGCCATTTGCCACATCTGATTTCAGTAATTCTTTCACGGAA